GACAGTCTGCCGTCGGTCTTCCATACGACTACATGGATATTGGACACTGGCACCAGCTTATCTGGTTACCCAGGGGCATGGTGAATGGGTGCATGTCGGGTTACGACGAGTACGCATTTTTGAACAACTTTGGTTTTGAAGAGCCACAACAGGGAATGTATCTAATGACGCCCGAACACGGTCGTACGTTTACCGCGCCCATTTTCTGCCAAGACCCAATTGCCGAAGGTTGGGGAGCAGAAAAGATTCAGTCACTTCGCTAAAGCCGAAAGGAGATAGTATGGCTGTTCGTAAGAAGAATGTTGAACACAGAATCAAACCAGCGGCTACTCCTGAGGGTCAAGAAACGTTAATGACGGCTCGAGCAATGCAGCTTGCCGCTCGTCAGATTGAAGAAGGTACCGTCTCCGCCCAAGTATTGACGCATTTTCTGAAGTTGGGAACCGCTCGAGAACAACTTGAGCGCGATCGACTTCGTCACGAAAATGAATTGTTGAAAAGAAAAGCAGAGGCAATGGAATCGGCAAAAGAAGTTGCTATTTTGTACAAGGATGCGCTGAATGCCATGCGAGAATACTCCGGACAAGAGCCACAAGACGATGGTTATGACGACGATTAGAACATATTCTGAACTTCAACGATTCTCAACGTTTGAAGATCGTTACGAATATTTACGTCTTGGTGGTGGTGTCGGCGTTGCTACGTTTGGATTTGATCGACACGTCAATCAAATGTTTTATTCGTCTACTGAATGGCGACGTGCTCGCCGAATTGCTATTGCTCGAGATTGTGGATGTGACCTTGGAATTCCTGGAATGGATATTCACGTAAATTTATTGGTGCATCACATGAATCCGGTAGCACTAGAAGATTTGTTGGATCATGAAGATTGGGTTCTTGATCCTGAATTTTTAATTACCACTTCAACAAACACACATAATGCTATTCATTATGGAGATCGCTCATTGCTCCCACAAAAACTGGTCGAGCGTGTCTATGGAGACACAAAACTATGGTAAAGGAGAGTTATGTCAGAACGCTTATATCCGTTTGGTTACGGAACTCGCTTAGTGACGATTGACGTTCTTGAAGCGTCTCTTAAACCACATCATCACCCAGAAGTTCTACGGCGAGTCATGAACTTCATTCGCCATCAGGGTGGTAAATTTGGTATTGGTAGTTCATTTCGAGCGACTGGTGCACAACCAGATCGTCCCGGATTTGCACCAGAAGGTAAGTCGTTTCACCAACGTCAGCGATTTCCATCTGGCTCGTGGGTAACTGCGATCGATTGGGTTGTTGTCAACCCCGGCTATGTCCATCGAGCCCCGCGTTGGGAAGAAGTTCCAGCACAAGGTCAGGCATTGTCTCTTCAGTACGGTTATCACATGAATGTGGGAACGCCAGGCAGTAAAGGCGCCGAATCTTGGCATGGTCAACCCATTGAGTTGGATGACTGGGAATCATGGGTGGCTGCTGGTCGCCCCGACATCCAAGCAAATTACCCAATTGTACTCTGGGAGCCTCGTCCGCAACCACCGCAACCACCCGTTCCGCCAACCCAACCCACCACCAGAGGTATCACCGTGCAATTTACATCTCGCCATCTGAAGCAAGGCGCAACCGGCAACGACGTCAAGTTCTTTCAGCGTCAACTCAACGACATCGCGGGCCAAGGCCTTCTGTTGGATGGCTCCTATGGTGCCAAAACCACATCGGCCGTACGTAACTGGCAGGGCTTCTTCAAGAAGACGAGTAGTGTTGAACTACTGACTGTCAACGGCGAGCTCGATGCGTTGACGCAGCAGTCAATTGTTGAAGTTTCGCTGCTTTCCGCATAACTAAGAAAGGGGGAATACCCATATGGAAGAAAGTATTCTGATCAGCACGAAGAAGATTCTGGGTATTACCTCGGATTACTTGGTGTTTGATCTCGACATCATCACTCACATCAACTCAGCACTCTCAACACTCACTCAATTAGGCGTTGGTCCAACGACTGGGTTCATGATTGAAGACAGCACGCCAAAATGGGATGACTTTATTGTGAATAATAACCCATTAATGAACATGTGTAAGACGTATGTCTTCCTGCGAGTGAAGATGTTGTTTGATCCACCAACGACATCGTATCTTTTGAGTGCAATAAAAGAACAACTCGCCGAACACGAATGGCGATTGAACGAATTTAGAGAGGAGCTAACTTCATGAGTGCGGAATTACTCGATCTCACACAAGAAGAGATTGACGAACAACTATTACATTATGGTGTTTCTGGAATGAAGTGGGGTGTTCGTCGTTCTCCGGCGCAACTCACTCGAGCGCGAAAAGGTCAAACTCGTTTTCGAGAAAAAGGCGTTCGTTTAACGGATGCCGAATTGGCTGCGCGAATTAAACGTCTTGAAACCGAAAAGCGCTACAACGATCTGAACAAGGGAACCGTTAGTACCGGTCGGAAACACGTCAACGAAGTGCTCGTAAAGATTGGTAAGAATACTGCGGAAACTGTAGGCACCAAAGCCGGTGTATATCTTGCCCGAAAAGCTATTGACAAGAAGTTTGGCACAAAAGTGGAAGACACTATTTTCGGAAAGAACAAGAAACTTCGAGGAGAAGACAACGCTGACTGACCAAAGAGATAGGAGGGCGTTCCGTGGCTTTGTCAAATACCGCAACGCCTAAATACTATTTCGAATTTCGTCAACGCGTTTTAGCCGGTGAAATTCCCGTCAATCGTGAGATCTCAATGGAGATGAATCGTATTGACGAACTGATTGCAAACCCAAACATCTACTACGACGGCCTCGTGGTTGAAGGGTTTGTAAAGTACTGCGAAAACGAGTTAACACTAACTGACGGTAGCGACTTACATTTGCTGGAGACGTTTAAACTATGGGCAGAGCAACTACTTGGTTGGTATTACTTCGTTGAGCGAAGCGTATACACGCCTGGTCCAGAAGGTCGTCGTGGATCGTATGTGAAAAAGTACGTAAAGACTCGATTGACTAAAAAGCAATATTTGATTGTTGCTCGTGGTGCAGCGAAGTCTATGTACGCGATGTGTATCCAAAGTTATTTTTTGAATGTTGTCACGTCAACTACCCACCAAGTAACAACAGCACCAACAATGAAACAGGCCGATGAGGTCATGTCGCCATTTCGGACGGCCATCACCCGCGCGCGAGGACCTTTGTTCAAATTCATGACTGAGGGATCGTTGCAAAACACAACCGGGTCTCGAGCAGAGCGAACCAAACTTGCAGCTACTAAAAAGGGTGTTGAAAACTTTTTAACCGGTTCCCTACTAGAAGTTCGACCCATGGCAATCAACAAACTCCAAGGTCTGCGACCTAAAGTTTCAACAATTGACGAATGGTTGTCTGGTGATATTCGAGAAGACGTGGTTGGCGCAATCGAACAGGGCGCATCAAAGCTGGATGACTATATTATTGTAGCTATTAGCTCGGAAGGTACTGTTCGAAACGGTTCTGGCGATACTATCAAGATGGAGTTAGCAACCATCCTCAAGGGCGACTATCAGGCACCACATATTTCGATTTGGCATTACAAATTGGATGACGTCGAAGAGGTTGCTAATCCCGAAATGTGGATCAAAGCTCAACCCAACATCGGACAAACTGTCAGTTATGAAACGTATCAGCTGGACGTCGAGCGAGCCGAAAAGGCTCCTGCGTCACGCAATGATATTCTGGCAAAACGATTCGGTATTCCTATGGAGGGGTACACATATTTCTTCACGTACGAAGAAACAATCCCACATCGAAAGCGAGAATTTTGGCGTCTTCCATGTGCTCTTGGTGCAGACCTCTCGCAGGGCGACGACTTTTGTGCGTTTACATTTTTGTTTCCACTTTCAAACGGAGACTTTGGAATTAAAACCAGGAGTTATATCTCGAGTCTTACATTAATGCAACTTCCCGCCGCAATGCGCATGAAATACGAAACTTTCATTCAAGAGAACAGTCTTCATATTCTTGAAGGAACGGTTCTTGATATGATGGAAGTATACGACGACTTAGAAGCATTCATCCAACAATGCGAGTATGATATTCGGTGTTTTGGGTTTGACCCATACAACGCCAAAGAATTTGTCACTCGTTGGGAAGCTGAAAACGGTCCGTATGGTATTGAAAAAGTTATTCAAGGGGCAAAAACCGAATCGGTTCCGTTGGGCGAATTAAAGATTATGAGTGAACAACGAATGCTTATATTTGATCAAGAGCTGATGGGTTTTGCTATGGGTAATGCTGTTACTTTGGAAGACACAAATGGAAACCGAAAGTTATTCAAGAAAAGAAAAGACGAGAAGATTGATAATGTGTCGGCCTTAATGGACGCATATGTCGCATACAAAGCAAACAAAGAGGCATTCGAGTAATGCCCAAAAACAAAGGACATTCACATGGGACTTTTTAGCATTACCAAGCAAGCTACGGTTGTAGAACAGGCGGCCGTAAACCCATCTCAGATTCTTGAGGAAATTTCTTTCTTTACCCCAAGCGGCCAACAGATTACTCCTGGTGTTATTCTTGTCACGACGGCAACCGCAATCGGTACCGCCGCAAAGACCACGACATCGGCGACCCCCCCAAAGAACTCGCAGATTGCTGTGATCTTCACAAACGGCAACTCGGCGGCTTCTCCGACCTTGAACTTTAACGGCGCTGGCGCAACTACTATCCTTCTTGGTGGAACTGCTCCCGCGGCTATTGAGGCCACATTCGCCGCTGGCGGCGTTGGGTTGTTCTTCTACGACGGCACTAGCCTTCACCAAATTGGTGTGTACTCCTGATCTGGACTTCTCACGTAGGGGGTGATCAATGGATGTCGATGAAATCGGCACATATTTAGAACACAAAGGTTTAAGCGACGAACAAATTGACGGTTTTTTTGCCCACTATGGCGTTCCTGGAATGCGGTGGGGTACTCGTCGCGCAAATCGAATTGATCCAAGAAGCCAAGCTGGTCGCGAACGACAATATATCAAAGACACCGAACGAGCTGTCAAAACTAAACGACGAGTTGCAACTGGCGCGGCATATGTTGGTACTCGTGTTGTGTTGAGTCAAATTATGAAAAAACGCGGTTTGCAACCAATTAAATCCGCTAAAATTCAAACTGCTTCGGTGGCTGGAGCGGCTCTGGTCAACAGTATTATGCGCGCTCGTGGCTCAGAACAACTTTTGTATACAACGTAACAAACTCTAACGAGAGAAAGGAGGTATATTTTGCCGATCATCAACCGTATCCAACAAGCGGTTAACGCGTTCTTTACATACAATCAAAATCGACCGGAACAAAGTAATAGTCTTGGTCCGAGTTCGACGCATCGACCGGACAAACCACGTTTGATGTTGTATAGCGATCGATCGCTCATTTCCTCTATCTACACTCGTCTTAGCATTGATGTTGCTGGGATTAACATTCGTCATGTTACTGTCGACGAAAACGATCGATATTCTGGCGCTACAAAAACATCACTCAATGATTGTTTTACATTCGAACCAAACATCGACCAAGGACCTAGACAGTTCCTTCAAGACGTCGCGTTAACAATGTTTGACAAAGGTGTTGTTGCCATTGTTCCCGTTGAAACGGACGTCGACCCAAGCACAACTCGATCTTTTGATGTGTATCAACTTCGCGTCGGCCATGTCGTGCATTGGTACCCAAAGCATGTAAAAGTTAGTGTGTATAACGAAGGAACAGGCAACCGTCAAGAAATCGTTCTTGAAAAACG